AGAAAAATGTATCATGCAAAACTAGCATAGCAAAATCGCCATTTAAGTAAAGAAAATACTTTACGCAAATGAGGAAATGTGGTATGATATATACATAAGAGAGATAGAGAAAAACAAAGAAATCTCTTGGAAGTCAAAGAAAAACGGAGGAAACAAAAATGACAAAGAATGAAATGAAAGAAATCGTGAGAAACGGTATTGCAAAACTTAACGCATACTATGAAGCCGAGAACTATCTCGATAAGCACGAAGACGAAATGGACAAGGATAGTTACTATGCGGTAAAAATTAAATTTCAACGAGACGAAAGCCGTATCTATGGGATGATTCATGCGTTTGAGATGGTTGCCAATTATGACTTGATTTCGTGTGATGAGGTACGAAACCTCATCAATGAGAGAAGACTTAAAGTTCTCAAGGCAGTCGTAGATGATCGCATCAAATGATTGAATATGAAAGAAATTGGTTCTGTGGGGGCGTAAGCCCCCAAGACCATTTATCATAATGATTGTTATGGAGGAAATGAAAATGGCTAAAATCTATGCTCGAAAGAATGAATATGCTGAATGGGAATTGGTTGGAACGTTCTCTGCGTTCAATGGAAACGCAGTGCTTAGAAGATACCGTAAGCACTTTCCTGCATATAAGTTTAAAATGATTTATGGATAATTCCATGAATGGTAGAAAAATAGTAGGTGTATTACGGGAAATTCCTGTGCTACAATTATAGTAGCCATTGAGCAAGAGGCGTTCGCTACTTGTTCATCTTCCCAAGGCTATGCCCACCATAAAACGGTGGGCATTCTCATAATAAGCCCGAATAGCTTACGGAAAAGCGAGGCGAAAGTCTAAATGTGGTTCAACTCCACTCCGGGTATAGTTCGGTGTCGGGTTATATTTTCTCCAATTTTTCTTTGACCTGATACTGAAATATTGAAGCGTACCCAAGAGGTCAAAGGGAACTGTCTTGAAAACAGAGAGCTGGGGAACCGGGCGTAGGTTCGAATCCTACCGCTTCCGCCATGGATACATGACCGAGTAGTCGAAGGTGCTTGCCTGCTAAGCAAGAAGCGGATTTTGAGCCGCTCGTAGGTGCAAATCCTACTGTATCCGCCAACAGCCTACCCAAGTGGCTTAAAATATAGGGGCGTATCCTAACCGCATGGGAGCGCGTAACATCGTTGCGGTATCACTCCATGTAGCAATAACTACATGGAATTATAGGGGGTTCGCCAAGAGGTAAGGCACAGGAATTTGACTCCTGCATCGATGGTTCGATTCCATCACTCCCTGCCAATGGTTGCCGAAAAGGCAGCACTCTCCGGGGGCGAGTATAAATGACTCCCACCAGCTCCGCACAACATGCCATGGCAAAAATGTAGCGTGCGGCTGACAACATGTCATCAGTATAAAGGACAGAGCGCAATCCACAGCGATAGAGTGGCGTGCTAAAGTTTCCTTACGAAAATGGAAGGATGGTTCGGAGCACCTTAAAAGTGTCCGGTGCGCGCTACACCTACGAAAAAGCGTGTCCCTGCATGCATTGGACGGTACTAGTGCTGTTTCTAAGGCTCTAAACAGGGGGTTCCACTTACCGGAGTGGCGAGTTATCGTTAAGCTCATGCACAGAAAAACGGCGTTTCTTCCTTCGGGTCTAACATAAAAAGAAAAATACTCTGCTGCGGAGTGTTGGAGCAGTCGTGGATGCTAAAAGTTCCCAACGTTAGGGGAAGCAACAGTGTGAACACGCTCTCAACTAATTCTAAAGCGAACTTTTGATGGGTTCACATGTGCCGGACGTACTATCGGGTTATCGTACTCATGAAGTGTAGCCGTCATTGGGAAAAACTAGGCTGCGCCGCTTAAATGTTTCTTGGCTAAGGAAAGTTAGCTCTGCGCTTGTGCGGGCGTAGAGCGCATATGTGGGTGAAATCGGCTAACTACCCGTTTTACCCTTTACATGAGCAAAAGAGGGGCGACGACCTGTTTTGCTCGACATGAAGATTCGGTTTCCTCCGAATGATAAGTGCAAGGTGAGCCACGAGCTTGCCTTGCATATGGGTTTGTAGCTCAGTTGGCTAGAGCGATTTTGTGTCGAGGGTTCAAGTCCTTCCAAACCCACAATGCGTCTTTGGGGATATAGCTTAAATGGTAAAGCAAGCGGCTCATAACCGCTTCGATGTGGGTTCAAGTCCTGCTGTCCCCACCATTTTCGTAGTATCGCGAAAATGGTTTACAATACATGGGCAGCTATCCAAGCGGCTAAAGGACAGACCGTAAGTCTGAGTCAAAAGACTTCACTAGTTCAAATCTAGTGCTGCCCACCATGTATGCGACTAGGGAGTATAGAGTAGCTAACCGTAAATTTGCGGTCAAAAGACTTTGCTAGTTCAAATCTAGTGCTGCTCACCAATGTAAATGAGTGTAAGGTTTCTCCACTGGAGGGGGACTGATCCACCGTTTACACCCCCTCAATGTTTGCCTCTTATGTATTCATGATGAGTGTACATTAGAGGCACTGCATGGTTAGGTAGTTTAATGGTCAAACGGGCGACCTGAAATCGCCAAATGATGGTTCAAATCCATCCCTAACCCCAGCGGGCTAGCATCCATGCAAAAACCGCATTACAACTTAACACCTGCCTTGTAACAAAGCATAAGTCGATATGTTGTGCCTAATACTTTTATCTTATGTTTTTTGCTGCTAAACCAATGATTCTTGGATGTCGGAAAACAGGGCAGGTCAATAACAATCCCTACAGCTAAACGCTGTAGGATTTTTTTACTCTGACTTGGATCAGAGATAAACCTTGGGAGGGATGTTTATGGCTGAAAAGAAAATCGAAGTGGTGCGAATGAGGGTTGGCGACATTCAAGTCGGTTTCGGGAACCCGAGAAGAATAAAAAAGAATAAACGGGACGATCTGCAAAAGTCACTTGATACGTTTGGGGACTTTGGGCTCATTCTTATTGATGAAGGAAATAACGTGATTGCCGGAAATCAAAGGGTTTCAATTCTTCGGGAAGAAAGCCCTGACACCGAGGTTCTTTGCAAGCGATTGATTGGGTATACAAAGTCTGAACTGAAAGCAATCAATATCAAAGCTAATACACATGCTGGCGAATGGGATTTGGATATGCTTGCTGACTGGACTGCTGACATCAACATTGACCTTGGTTTCGAGGATGAGACTGCCGCCAAAGAGCTACAGGAAAGAAAAATCAAAGAAATGGAGCTGATCCATTACGAAAAGTACGATTATGTAATGATCGTATGCAAAAACACCTTCGATTATGAAGAACTCATTTCTCGACTTGGAATCGAAGGCGCAAGGGTAAGAACTACTAACAAGCGAACGATAAAAGCTAGAGCTGTATGGTTCGACAAGGTTCGAGACAAACTTTTTGGTAAAGAGAAAGCCTAGGAGGAAGAAAATGGAGAAGTATAATGTGTTATTTACTGCTTGCTGTGGCTGGCCCACGTGTGGGACGATTGATGCGTTGAAAAAGAGTAAAGACTATGATTTTCACGTTATCGGTGTCGATTGCAATCCCTATACTGCTGCATTGAATTATGTGGATGAATTATATAAAGTTCCTCGCTATGACGATGAGGATTATATTTCCAAACTCATTCAGATTTGTGTTGAGAAGCATGTTGATGTTGTTGTTCCTCTGATTAGCGATGAAATCAATGTTTTGTGTGAACATGAGAAAATGTTTAGCGATGTTGGGGTGAAACTTGCATTGACGCATAATCATGAGAAACTTAAAATTGCCAATAATAAAATACAGCTTCAAAAATATCTTGAAAAGAACAAAATACATGTAATGCCTAAAACGATTGTTGTTGATCGAGAAAACATTGAGTCTGCACTGAACGAACTTGGGTATCCTGAAAAATCTGTATGCTTGAAACGGACAGATGGATGCGGGGCATCAGGATTCAGAATTATTGATGATGAAATGGCTAGAAAGGCTGTGTTTGCGAAGTCCAGAAATTTGCGAGCAAATAAATACGTTTCCAAAGCACAAATGATGGATGCCATTGATATTCTCGATCATGACTTTATGCTTCAAGAATTTCTGCCAGGGCAAGAATTTAGTGTTATTTGCCTTGCTGACAAGGGGCGTACATTATATTCAATTACGCACAGGAACTTAAGAATGGATTTTGCAACCACGACATACTGCGAGCTTACTGATTTTCCTGAAGCTAATGAAATTGTACGGAAAATCAATGCGCTGCTAGAACTTGATGGAAATATCGGCTTTGATTTCATCCATGATGAAAAGGGCGGAATTAAGCTGTTAGAAATTAACCCTCGAATTTCTGCTACCGTGTCACTTGCTGCGAAAGCCGGAGTAAACCTTGTCGAACTTGGCGTTTTACATGCTCTTGGTAAAGAAATTCCTACAGACCTCAAACCTGAATATGGAATGAGATTGTTCCGAAACTATGGAACGCTTTATGAGAAGGAAGGGATTCCTTGTGGTCGATAATGAAATCACTATTGGCGTTTATATACCGTCTGTTGGGAGAGCAGAACGAGGAATGATCACAGGGAAACTCTTTGAGTCTCCAAAACACATTGTTCGTAAGTCCCAAGAACAAGAGTATAAGAAGATGGGATTTATCAATGTTATTGGGGTTGAAGATAACGAAATTGATGGATATGGAGATGTTTTTAATTGGATTGTCGAGAATGCCAAAGAGGACATCATAGTCATTGCTGATGATGACATAAAGGCGTTCAGTTATCTACTTGAAAGAGCTTATCGAATTGAAGATGTTGAGACTGTTCAGGCAGAATTTGAACGAATTGGTCAAATCCTATACGACCTTGACATTGGACTGGCATATGGGCCTGCTACTCCTGCATGGTACAACTATACGTGCGAGTTCGCTTTCTTCGGCATCCCCGGAGCTTTCAAGGTTATCAATAGGAAGGCACTCAAGGCAAAGATGGATAGTGAGCTTCCTAGGTGTACTGATATTGATTTTGTGTTGCAGGAGCTTTTGTTGAACCGTATTACGCTTAGTGTAAAATGGTTGGTTGACTCGCCATATGAAGATTCGACTACAAGCACATCTGGATCAACTTATAACGCCAAAGGAATACAGCAAGCCGTTGAAATCATGAAAGCGAGATGGGGAAAATACTTCTCGTACAACATGAAGAAAAACATTCCGCGCATTCGAGTTCAAAGATAAATAGCATATGCAGTATCGCAAATATCCGTTTGCACAATATGTCATACTATTGTATAATATAAGTATACAAATTAAGCATAAAATGTATGCTTGTTATTTACAGTGGGAGGACTAAAATGGCTTACAAAATTACAACACCCGGTGGATATGATTTATTCGTCATGTCAAGTATGCTTCAGAAAGCGATTCGTAGAGCGGACATTGATCACGCTGCGTTCGCTGCAAAAGAACTTAGGGGAAGGCATTCCACATACTTATGGAAGAGGCTTCTCGTTATTTCAGCTGAAGATTGCTTCGGGATTATGACGAAAGAGATAATCGCGCTAAAACAGGCAGAGGATTTAGTAAAAGGGAATAATAAAGGATACGATGTTGACTCTATTTTCCTTGGTAAAGCCATCCTACTTTTGTGTATGGCTAGAAAGAATCGCGATGCTTGTTATATTTGCTGCAACTTTATGAATTACGACCGAACATTAAATCCTGATGAAATTCCCGGAGAAATTGATGTTGATGAATCGACCCTTGGTGTTGATGGTATTCCCGATTGGGTATTTGACATTCATACTCGAGAAGGATGGAAAAGAGGGAAGACTGACATTGATATGATTATCGATGAGCAGAAAGCACTTAAACCTCAACAACCATCTTTGTTCGACGAAGCTAGTTGGGGAAATTATGAAGAGAAATATCTTTCTAAGCGCAGACCTTATAACGAGGTTCGAAAAATAAGAAAGTTTATGGAAGGCAAGGAAAACGATCCAACTCATAACGGTAAGGATTTAGTTGTTCCGAAACCGATTTGGGAAAAATGATTGCAGGGGGGGCTGAATGCTCTCCCTGTTTTTATGCCATGTGAGGGAAGAAAAATGAATTATTGCGAAGATAGGTATGCACACTATGTGCTCTATGAGTCCATCGTTAGGAAAAATGTAATAGATATTATTAATGCATTCAAAAGAAGATATTCCAATTTTGCGTTGTCCTATAGCATAAAGACGAACTACGTAAAAAGGGTTCAAGAAATCGTAAAAGAAGAAGGCGGATTAGCCGAGGTTGTTTCTCCGTTTGAATACGATTATGCGAGACTGACATTTGAAAGTAACCAAATCATTTACAATGGTCCAATTCCATCGAAAAAAAAATACTTCGCAGCTCGAAATGGAAGCATCGTGAATGTTGACAACATTGATGAGTTAAAGGCAATTATTCAGGAAGCTAAAAATGATAGATTTACTGAGCCCATCGGGATTGGACTTCGCGTCACGTTTAATGTTGGGAACAAGATAGTGTCCCGATTTGGTTTCTCTGTGGATGATGGAGATACTCGTGATTTTGATAGAGCAATCAATATCATTAGGGAAAGCAAAGTATGCTATCTTGCTGGATTTCATTGCCATATTGGGGCTGGCAGACCTGTAAAATATTGGACTACTAAAGCCAGGAAAATGTCTGAACTTGCTCACAAATATTACGATGATGGCGTTCGTTATATTGATTTAGGCGGAGGCATGTTTGGGCATATGATTGAACCTCTTCGGAATCAGTTTGATGACTATGAAGGTGACTTCGATGAATACGCAAAAACTGTTTCCGAAGAAATAAAGAAGTATTTTCCTCAAGAGCAAGTGAAACTCATTATTGAACCTGGAACTGCCATCGTTGGGGATGCTATGGAACTCGAAGCACACGTAACGTCCATCAAGAAACATAATGAGCAGTGGTATATTACGCTTGACTGTGCAGGAACTGATTTAGGGTTTGTTTGTGAGGTCAAGGATTTGCCTATTTCTATTTTAAGAACTGGGGCAGAGGAAAGTGTTTCTGTTGAGCATGGGATAATGGTCGGGAACACATGCCTTGAATTTGATCGCATCAAAAAAAACTATTGTGGTGAAATTGGAGTTGGAGATACTGTTATTTTCCCTAATGTTGGAGCGTACTCTATTAACAATGCAAGACAATTTATCACACCACGATTAGGCGTATATGATGTCAGAGGGAATGAGATACAAAGATCAGAGACGCCAAGAGACATGTTTATTTTCTGATTGATTTGGAGAAAAGAAAATGGAAAAGAAATATGATTACCTCGTCATCGGCGCTGGATTGTTTGGATCAGTCTTTGCAAGACAGGCAACCAATTCCGGGAAAAGGGTTCTTGTTATCGAGAGAGAAAAAAATGCTGGTGGTGCATTGAGATGTAGTCAGAAGGAGGGCATCACAGTTCATGCACATGGTGCTCACATTTTCCACACTGACAGTGAAATGGTATGGAACTATGTAAACCGATATACCTCGTTCATACCTTACAGACATATCGTCGTTGCCCGATATGGAGATTTCCTGTATGAGCTTCCGTTTAACATCAATACCTTTTATCAAGTGTATGGTGTAATCAATCCCAAAGAAGTCAGAGAAATAATTGACACGTTTGGTGCTGAAAATGTAGATGATTCGACGGTAGAGGGATTCTCAATCAGAAGGCTCGGAATGAAAATGTACGAGACTTTGATTAAAGGGTACACTGAAAAGCAATGGGGTCGTTCATGCAAAGAGCTTCCTGCATCGTTGATTGGGAGATTGCCTATTCGCATGTCTTTTGATAACGGATATTTCGCTGACAAGTATCAAGGCATCCCAAAGTCAAAGGATGGGTATAATGAACTAATCCATAACCTATTGAGTGGGATTGAGGTGAAATATGGATACGATTGTTTCCACGGGTATAGTGATCCTCTTACAAAGAAAGCCAAGAAGGTTATTTGTACTGGATCGATTGATGAGTATTTTAATTACTGCTTTGGGGCAATGGCTTACAGAAGCCTATGCCACAGTCACCATATTTATGATATTGGGGATTATCAGGGGACGACTGTAGTGAATTACACATCAAAGAAAATAGCACATACGCGAGTTATCGAGCATAAGCACTTCCGCCCTGATATAAATGTTTCAGGAACGATTGTCACATATGAATATCCCCTTGAATGGGAGCCTGGCTTGCCACGCTATTATCCAATAAACAATCAAGGCAATATGAAACTATATTCCCTGTATGAAGCTCTTGCCAAGAAGGAAGCACCAAATACGATATTCGGAGGGAGGCTCGGGACGTATCGGTATCTCGATATGGATGATACGGTAGCCGCAGCACTCCAGTTAGCAGATAGAGAACTGAAAGGTGGTGATTAAAGAATGAGTGAGTCTGATGATAACGTTGAGAAAGAGAATGAGCGAGAAAAGTCGTTCAACATTATAGCCAAAGAGCTTTTATCAAAAAAGGTATTCGGTGATAATAACCAAAAAAACCTCGAACGATTCGGTATCGCAAAGGAAGAGCAGAACTACAGAACTGCCATTATTGTTCGTCTGCTAGAGAAAGCAGTAACCCAAATAGACATACAGTCTATCAAAGCCTTAAGAGAGCTTGTCGATGGGGAAAAAACGTTCGATGAGGTTATAGCATCTACGAGTGCTAGAAAGGGTAAAGTAGTAAGACCTATCAAAAAAACACCGACCGACGAGGAATTGGCTGAAGCCCTTGAAAACAGCGGCGGTGTTCAAATGAATGCAGTGAAGTACCTACGAGACAACTTTGGCTATATATATTCGCAGCAAGCCATCTCAAAGAGAATGCAGAAGAACCCCAAGCTAAGGGAATCTGCTGGGATTGGCGTAGAGAAGATGACCGACTTCGTTGAAACAAAATTATTTGAAGCCATCGAAGAAGGGAAACTTCCGGCTATATTCTTTTATCTCAAATGTAAGGGAAAGAAACGAGGGTATGTAGAAAAGGTCATTGTCAATGGTGATATGAATCTGAATGTTAAAGAAAATTCAGCAATCCACCTATCAGACGAAGATCTGCAGAAGGCAGTGGATGCATTGCTCGAAAAGGATGGTATGAATGAATGAGCTTGAGCAAGCGCGATTCGATCTGTATACCGAAGCTGCTAGAAGATCATTATGGTATTATTGCAGGATAAAAAATCCAAAGTTTTACAGAAGTGATAGAGTCTTTCTGAAAGCTATGTGTGACACCATGCAGGACTTCCTTACATCGACTAAAAAGGTGCTTGTTATCAACATGCCACCCAGACATGGGAAGAGCTTTACTGCTTCCCATTTTGTCGAATGGATGCTCGGGAAAGACAGAACCAAAAAGATAATGCTTGGTTCGTACAATGAATCTTTGTCTATGCGTTTTTCGAAACTCGTTAGAAACGATATTAGCGAAATTAAGGGTGATCAAAGCAAGATTGTATATAGTGACATATTCCCCGACACTAGAATCAGTAGGGGCGATGGTGCGATGAACCTTTGGAGCCTTGAGGGTTCGTATAACAATTACCTTGCCACATCTCCGGGAGGCACAGCCACTGGGTTTGGTGCAGACCTTCTTTGTATCGATGATTTAATCAAGTCATCATCAGAAGCCTATAGCGAAACTGCCAAAGATAGTCAATGGGATTGGTTTACGAATACCATGCTGTCACGACTAGAAGAAGGTGGAAAGATTATCGTTATTATGACACGGTGGGCAAGCGATGACCTTGCAGGAAGGGTACTTGATTATTTCAAGCCTGAACAGATTGAACATATCAATTACACCGCTGTTCAAAAAGACGGATCGATGCTATGTGAGTCCATCCTATCGAAAGAAAGTTGTGACCAAAAGAAGCGACTCATGGGACTGGACATTTGGTCAGCTAACTATCAGCAAGAACCTATCGACATCAAAGGGCGTTTATATACATCGTTTAAAACCTATACGGATGTACCTAGAGACATGGCTGGCTATCCGTTGTTTACCTCAATCAAATCCTACTGCGATACTGCCGACGAAGGCAGCGACTACCTTTGTAATATCATCTATGGCGTTTACGAAAACGATGCTTATGTTTTAGATGTTTTATACACGCAGAAGCCCATGGAATACACAGAGAGCGAGACGGCAAAACGCCTCGCTTCTTTTAATGTCCGAATAGCCGACATTGAATCAAACAACGGTGGACGAGGTTTTGCGAGGGCTGTAGAGAAGCAACTCAAACAGTCTTATCACTACCATCGGTGTAAGATTTGTTGGTTTCATCAAGGTGAAAACAAAAGGGCAAGGATACTGTCTAATAGTACGGCTGTTATGGATCATATTTTCTTTCCTGCCAACTGGCAAGACAAGTGGACGGAGTTCTACGACCACCTCCACAAGTTCCAACGGGAAGGGAAAAACGCCCACGATGACGCAGAGGATGCACTGACTGGTGTTATTGAAAAAATGAACCGGACAGGCATAAAAATCAACCCAATTATTTTGAGATAGAGAAACAGGGGTGAGAAAGTGAAAATTCGATTTGACATTTTGTCTCGATGGACTAAACCGGGAAAGGATGGCGCAAGGATTGAAAAGTATCAAATCCCGGACACGATTGGCAAGCCTGATTTCAGCAGGAAGCAGAAAATGGCAATGGATGAATGCTTTGCCCCTGTACGGACATTGCTTTCGCACACGATAGAGGGAATATCAGAGGAAGGGTTGCCGTCATTCCCCGGATACACGATGCTAACTGGATTGTCCCAAAATCCACTCATTCGAAGCGGCGTTGAGATGAGAGCCAAAGAGATGACCCGTAAGTGGGGGGAAGTGGTTAGAACAGGGGATAATGCCAATGAAGATAATGATTCGATCAATGAAATCACACGGGCATTGGTAAAGTTCAAGGTCAAGAAGCTATTCCGAATGGCAGCTGAAAAGAACGGATACCTCGGAGGCTGCCTCCTTTTTATTGATACAGGAGAAGAAACTAGCGAGCTGGTTAATCCGCTTATATTCGATGCTAGGACGTTCCCTATTGGTTCACTGAAAGGCTTTAAGTTAATAGACCCATATACGGTTTATCCCGGTGTATATAACGCTACCAACCCATTATCACAAAATTACTATAAGCCGTCGGTATGGTATGTTCAGGGCGTTCCCGTGCACTCAAGCAGATTCCTCTTCTTCCGCGAAAGCGAGATGGAGGACATGCTGAAACCTGCTTACAACTTTTTTGGCATGTCATTATCTCAAAAGGTACTTGACGCAGTCAGTCATTACACCGCAGACAGGGAGAGCGCAAGCAAGTTATTAAAGAAGGTTAGTCTCGTCATTTTGAAAACTGACATGCAGGATGTTTTGACTGGTGGGGGAGACCTTGATCTTAAAAACCGTTGTCAGTATTTCGTCAATAACTGGGACTATGAAGGAATGGCTGTTATCGATAAAGATACCGAAGATATGGCTATCTTTAATAACACCCTTTCGGGGGTTATCGACATTGTAAGGCAAGCAATGGAATACGTTGCTGCCATGTTCAATGAACCTGCCACGAAGATGTGGGGCATGTCACCTGCTGGATTTAATGCCACTGGCGAAAGCGACATGAAGAACCACTACGACAACATAGCATCCCTTCAAGAGCAGATGTTCAGCGATAACATGCAAAAGATTCTTGAAGTCATTCAGCTTAATCTTTATGGGAGTATTGATAGCGATATTGAGTTCAAATTTGCGCCGTTGTCAGATGAAGCTGACATGGCACAAGCGAACACAAACAAAGTCAAAGCTGAAACTGATTCGATCTATGCAAGTCTCGGTGTAGTTGGAGCAGATGAAATCAGAAATAAGCTCATTCAAGATAAGAATAGCGGATATGACGATTTAGTAGCTTATGACACGCCGCTTGATCCATCAAAAATTCCTGAACCTGATATTGAGGGGTATAGTCCCGAAGAGCAAGAGGCGATGAAAAATGGAAAGGGATAAACGGCGTATCGGACGAACGGCACCCGATTTGGCTACCGAAATCCATATGCGCCGAAAGATGCAAGCACTGGTTCGAGCAATGTATAAGGACATTATCGAGCAGGTCAAGCCTGAATATGAGAAGCGTATAGCTATGGATAGCAGAAATCCTCATATGGCTATGGACGGACTTGATAGACGGTTTATCATTCGTCTTATGAAAAAGTCAAGAATGAAATGGTATCCAAAGTTTGATGAGTTGTCGAAAGAGCTTGCCCAATGGATGTCAAGAAAGACGTATCGAAGGGCTGACAAGATTATTCTCCAAAAACTGGATGAGTACGGATTCACCGTTCACCGAAATGTTGAGGAAGGGTATCAAAAAGCAGTCTTAAAGGAAGCAGTCAAAGATAGCGTAGACCTTTGGCACACGTTACCGCAGTATGCTGCCGCACAAGCTCAAACGACCATCATGAACGCATACGCCAAGGGTAGAGATATAGGATACCTCACGGAGCAGCTTTCTGATATGGCAGAGATTAGCGCAGAACGGGCTGCACTCATTGCAAGAGATCAGATGAATAAGACCACCCAAACCATGGCTATTGCTAACGCAAAATCATATGGCTTGCAAAAGGGTAGATGGATTCACGTCGCAGGAGAACACTCAAGCAGAAACACGCATGTTGATTTTGACGGCGAATTGTTTGATCTTGATACAGGTCTGTATGATTCTGACGTAGGTGAATATGTAAAGCCGGGAGAACTCATTTATTGTAACTGCCAATTTGTTCCAGTGATTCCTGGCTTTGAGGAATGAGAAAGGGGGTGAAACGATGAACGGAAAGGCAAAAATCATTTTTGATGCCGAACCAAAAATGAGAACGATTGACAGCAACGGCTACATGCATGTTAAGCTCACACCTATTTCTAAGGCTTGCGTGAACCCCTACCTAGGTTCAGAAATCCCAGACGGGGAAGCGCATGGGTATAAGCCCGATGGAATTTACTACGCACTTCGAGACCCGGATGAGCTGAAAAAGGCAACAGACACATTCAATGGCTTGCCATTGTTAATGGATCACCACGAAATCAATGCCGATAATCCTGCAAAGCAATTTCAGGTGGGAAGTACAGGGACGGATGCTGTATTCGATGGGAAGTATTTAAAAAATAGCTTATCAATCACAGATTCAGAAGCTATCAAAGCTATCGAAGATGGAAGTGCAAAGGAAATCTCTTGTGCATATGCCTATGATGCAGATTTCACACCGGGTGAGTTCGAAGGTGTTCCTTATGATTTCGTCATAAGGAACATCAGAGGAAACCACGTGGCACTTGTCGCAGAAGGAAGAGCTGGTCATGATGTGAAAGTTGCCGATAGTATTTCAAAAGTAAAGGAGAAACTGGAAATGGAAAAAAAGAAAGCAGAAGAAAAGAAGAAGTCACAACAAAAAGCCATGGACGAGAACACCGTCCCGGAAACCAACGAAGTTCCTACTCCTGCGCCGGGAGAAGATGAAATTCCGGAAGGCGTAGAAAGACAGGAAGCTCCAAAGAGCAATGACGAACCCCAAAAGACAGAAGATTCAGCTGAAGAAGTCAAGATTAACACTGACTCCGATGATTACAAAGCTGGATATGCCGCAGGGCTGAAAGCTAGTCAAGACACGGGTGGTGAAAAGCAGGTGGACAAAATCACTGGTGATAGTCTTGAAAAGGTTAAAGAGAAAGCAAAGATGGAAGCGATTGAACACGTTCGCAAACTTAGCAAGGCAGCAAAAGAATGTGAATTTGCTATCGGTCGCCAAGACGCTCTCGCTTTTGACAGTGCTACCGATATTTATGAACTTGCACTCAAGCAAAAGGGATTTGATACTTCCAAGTATCCAAAAGAAGCCTATGCATCTATGGTGGCAGTTCTCGGCAAGCAGGAAAATAAAGGTATTGCAAACGATAGCAATATTCCGGCAGTTGATGAAGAGCTTCCGGATACGCTCAAGGGCTATCTCGATTAACATTACAGGAGGTTAATTTATGGCAGTCGAATTTCAAAAAACTATCAACGCAGATATTGCGCGTGGTATTCCCGGTGCTTTTGCAAGCATCAATCCGCATGTATCCACTCCGAAGGGATATATCGCAGGTAAAGACGTCGGTATCGGTACATTCGTATGGACTACCGATGATTTTACGGTAGAGAACACTGGCACTGGTACTCCGCTCGGATTCGTCCACCGTGTCAATGCCTATACCTTCCAAAACATCACTCAAGGGGCATCCGATAAAGTCCCGGAAGGTCAAGCAGTAGACGTTCTTGTCGCAGGTGATTTCTTCGCTCTCACCGCAGCACAAGCTACTAGAGGTCAAAAGGTATTCGCCAAGACCACCGACGGCACGATTGTACCGGGCAATAAGGGCGCAACTGTAGAAGATGCAGTCGAAACGAACTTTTATTTTGCCGAAGATGTTAAGGCTGGCGAAGTCGGTATTATCACTAGCGTAGCTATTTAATCAGGAGGTTAAAGCCATATGGATAATTTTCAAAAGCTGAAAAATAAAGGCATTATCTTTGATTCAGCGAAACATTTTATCACCGAAAAGAACCGCGCCCAACTCGCGCAGGATGCAGCACTCACTACTCCGGCTAACAGCGGTATTCCGGGGATCTTCACAAACTATCTCGATTCAAAAATTATTGATATTCTTCTTGCCCCGCGCAATGCAAGACAGATTTTCCCAGAAACTAAGAAAGGCGATTGGACTACTGATTATGCGGTATTCCGTACCGTTGAACCTGTCGGAAGCGTAACTCCATACACCGACTACGGCAATGGCGCTTCTGCTGATACCAACGTCGCTTACCCGACCCGTCAGCAGTATGTAGGACAAACCACTATTAAGTACGGCGACCTCGAGCAAGAACGTTCTGCACGCGCCATGATTGACCTTGTGTCTCAAAAGCAGACCGCAGCTGCTACCGTCATTGACATTGCGGCTAATAAGATCGACCTTCTCGGTATTGAGGGCATGTCTATCTATGGACTGATTAACGAGCCGAACATTCCGGCAGCACTTACCCCGGAGTCTGTAGGTGGCAAGACCGCATGGAGCGACAAGTCTACTAAAGACATCTATAACGATATTCTGAAACTCTTTAAACAGATCATCACCGCATCCAAGGGTCTTATCAATCAGACCGATGCATTCGTCCTTGCAGTTGCTCCTGGTACTGCCGTTGAACTCGGTAAAGCAACTGACTACAATGTTTCCGTATGGGACATGGTGAAGAAGTATGCCCCGAATGTAGACATCGTAACCCTGCCGGAACTTGCATCAGCAACTTCCGGGGATGCAGTCATGCTTATTGCAAAACAGGTTCAGGGACTTCCTACCGCTGAACTGGGTTATTCCGAAAAGATGCGTGCAATGCGACTGATTCCGCATTCTTCTTACTATGAACAGAAATTTGCATTCGGTTCATACGGCGCAATTCTTTATAGACCGTTCGCTGTTGCCAAGATGACTGGCGTTAGCTCAACTTGATTTTTATTTAATGTTTTCACAAATGTAGAAGGAAGGGACTACACAGGTAGTCCCTTATTTTTCTGCATATAGCACTCGGAGGAGAAAATGGCATACAGAAAAAAGACACAGGAAGTAAAAGAAGAAACCGTGGTTACACCCGACGTTGTTTCTAGTGAAGAAGTTGAAACTCAAGTTATTAACACGAACGAAAAAGCCAAAAAGGTTATTAAAGAGAATGTAGCCGGAGAAACTGTTATTGTTGCATACAACGGCGTTCATTCGCAGGTGTTTGATGTTCCGTGCAAGGGTCAGATTAAGAGAGTGGTCATCAAAGGAAATAATGCCGATCTGATTGGCAAGCCTAAAGGTGAACTCTATGCAGGAGGCTATGGGCTTACACAGGTGGATAAAGAGGCGTGGGACTGGATTTCCAAAACTTATAAAAACTGGCCTCCGATTAAAAATGGGCTCATGTTCGCTTCCACCTCAGCAAAAGTGGCAGATGCCGCACAAGAAAGAGCGAACCTGCGGAATGGCTATGAACCGCTTGAACGTCAATGCATTCGTGGTGTAGAAGAAAAAGGAACTACTTAAAATGAATGGCGTTGTTGAATTTGATGTAGAGGACTTTAAGAAAATTCATCCCGAAATGAATAATGTGGATAATGATATTCTTTCGTCCTTGTTTGGAAATGCCTGTCTACTACTAGACAATACAGAAAATTCAAGAGTGCAAGATTTGAACGAAAGAAAGCTGCTACTATACCTGCTTATTCTTCACCTCTACTACCTTTCAGAGAGAGGGGGACAGGCGGTTGGACTCATGACAGGTGCAAGCGAAGGGAATGTATCAGCTTCATTTGCTGGACTGAATAATGCAAATTGGTATCAACAAACCCAATGGGGCGCGCTGTACTGGCAAGCGACAGCAAAGTATAGGAGAGGAGTGAGGTATATTGCTCCAAGTCGTAACCGTTCGCCGTGGTAAGGTGCTAGACAAATATCTCAAGAAAATAGCTCAAATTAAAACGGGGGCAAGAGTTGGTATCTTAAATGGAGCGACCTACCCTGATGGGTTAAGCGTTGCTACCGTTGCCTATATCAATGAAAACGGGGAAATGCGTAACCCGCGAAGACCGTTTATGCACCGCACTATGGAACAAAATGGCGAGAAATGGATTAAGGGCATCAAGAATACAGTCAATGGAAATTTTAGCGAAGCAAATGTTATCAAAGCGTATGATTTTGCCGGACAAGTTGCGAAGGCTGACATGATAAACACCATAAAAAAATGGTCACCCGATGATCCACGCCCTAATGCACCTGCAACGATAGCCGCCAAAGCTAGAAAGGCACACAGCGGAAAAGGAACTACAGGCATAGACCCTAACCGGGTACTTATCGATACAACGACGATGATTCAGTCCATAGACTATGAGGTGGTGAAATGAATTTACATCACATGGTGAGAGGCATCATACAGACCGTACACAAGGATGAACCATGCTACCTGATACAAGCGATTGGTCAATCGAACGTTAAGGGCATCGTTGCTCCTGTTTACAAGAAACCTTTTAAGATACTTGCACAGATTCAACCTGCTGGAAGCGAGACATTGCAAATGCTGGAAACGTTCAATGTCGGTGGTGAATCCATGCAAGCTTTCCTCTATTCAGATCCCACCTTACCCGTTGCAAGCGTCAATCGCTTACCGCTAACTCGAGGAGGGGACATTGTTAAAAGGAAGGATGGCACGTTCTGGCTTGTGACTGCTGTATTGTCTGACTGGACGGAAGAAGGATGGGCGTGCGTTGCAATCACACGGCAGACAAGTCATCCAGACTTTTCGAATAGCGATTGGGGGGATTCTGATTGATACTTGAACTGATTAACGATTTTCTCTTGACGTTTACAGAGCTGAAGCAGGAAGTTATATTTCAGGGGTATCAAAATTGTATTGCCATGCCCCCGAACAATGAGGGGTTCTGTGTCATGTCAATTATGGAAATCAAGAGACACGGAACGAACGTTGAGAGCAATTCCGAAAACGAAAGAAGCATAAAGAAGCTCATTAGTTATGGGATTGATATTGATTTTATCGGCGATAACGACTTAAAGCAAAGAGAGCTTGCTTCTCGAGTCGAAGGGTTGTGTTGGTCAGATTATATCGGAGCTTTCTTTAAAGAGCGAAATGCATCTATGCCGTATTCCGCTGGTGTTCAAGATGTTCCGTATCTTGACGAGGATAAGCATTTCCTTCATCGCTATCGCATTCGGCTTTATGTTTCTACGTGGGAAGAAACATCGGTTAAGGAGACAACTGCCAAAGAGGTTGTTATCGACCATTCAATCCACGGAAAAAAGCCGGACGATACAGGCGAAGCAGACAAGACATATTACAAGAAAGGCATAGAAAATATTGATGTTGACCACAAAATAAAGGAGGTACATAATGTCAATTCCCGCAAGTAAAATTGTGAATATTACGTCACGAGTTATTAACGCAGGTGGCAACGAACTTGAAATGGCAGGGTTACTTCTTACAAAGAACCCACTTTGCACATTCCCGGACGTTCAAAAATTCACTAGTGCAAATGCCGTAGGCAGATATTTTGGCATGGAAAGCTATGAGTATAAAGTCGCGGCAAAGTATTTTCTCGGCTATAGCAACTCATTTAAAAAGCCTGCCACCATTTACTTTGCGCGTGCGGTCACTGAACCCATTGCCGCATGCCTTATCGGGGGTTCAATTCAGTCTCTTGAAACTCTCAAAAAGATTACAAAAGGAAGTATTACAATCAGCATTGACGGAACAGAAAGAGCCGTTAGTGATTTAGACCTTTCTAGTGCTTCCACCGAAAGTGAGATGGCACAGGCTATTGAAGCAAAGCTGACTGGGACGTCTGTATCTTTTAACAGTAACCTTAATGCGTTTATTGTTACGTCTAAGAGTACAGGAAAGGAAAGCAAAATCAGCTTTGCAAGTGGCACGGATGCAGATGCACTGGGATTGACAGAAAGCACGGGAGCTACGCTTTCCGAAGGCAGCGATGCCCTTGATCCATCCGCTCTTATGAAATCCGTTACTAACTCCACTACAAATTGGGCTACATTTACAACCATCTATAAGGCTACCGCCGATGAAATCATTGGACTGGCGCAATGGTCAAATGCACAGGATGTAGATTATCTTTTCTGCCCATGGACGGATGATGAAGCTGACACGCTTCCGACAAATAAATCAAACCTTCCCAACAAACTTCGCGCGCTTGACCTCGAGGGGGTTACTCTCACCTATGGTGATCCATTCTACGCCATCCTGCCAATGGCATTTGCCGCAAGCATTGACTGGAACAGAGAAAACGGACTTCCCACCTTTAAATTTAAATCCCAAAGCGGACTCGCGGCAAACGTCATGGATGAAACTACAGCTGACAATCTGAAAGAACTCCACATGAATTTTTACGGACGATATGCAACCCGCGCAGATGATTTTACTATTTTCGCCGAAGGTGCAATGACTGGTGGCAACTATGATTACATTGACGCATACCTTGGGATGGTATGGCTCAAAAATTCCTTGCAACTTGCTTGCATGACTGGATTCACTGGAGTTAGCGCAGTACCGTACACGGAATCGGGCTATGCACTGATTCGAGCATGGTTCACGGATGTCATTGAGCAAGCGAAACTGAACGGCGTCATTCGCGCAGGTGTCACTTTGAACGAACTCCAAAAGTCACAACTTCTGAATGAAATCGGAGAGGACAAATCAGACACCATCAACACAGACGGATATTATCTGCTTGTCACAGACCCTGGGGCGCAGGCTAGACAGAATAGAGAGTCTCCGACTATTGGGCTTTGGTATACATACGGCGGAGCGGTTCACAAGCTCGACGTTCCTGTCACGATGATTAAATAATTAGGAGGTCACAATGGCTAATAGAGACATTACAAGTGCAAACAGTAAAATTATCTTAACTTGCCCAGAACTGTATCCAATCGGCGTAGAGCTGCAACAGTTTTCGACCGACCAATCCATCACACAGGGAGACGAAGAAATGGCAAGTGATCGCATCGGTGTAGACGGAAAGATGGTAGCTGGCTGGGTGCCAACGATTAAGAGCGTAACTATCGCTCTCGAGGCATCTTCTCCGTCTGCTTCTGTTTTTGATACGATCTACAAACACTCAAAATCAGCTCACAAAGTTTACTGGCTTAACCTTATTGTCACTGTACCGTCTCTCGGGAAAGTGATTGTTTACAAGAATGGCGTACTGAAAAACTGGAAGCTCATGCCGGATCACAAGCAGGTACTTGACCCAATCAATGCCGTTATTGATTTTGAAAGCGTGGAATAACATGAGAAAAGAAGTAAAAATACACATTCAAGACGAAGAGCGTGACCTTCTGTTTGTTATTAAACAGATGCCTGCACTGCAACTGGAACGATTTATCAACCGAGCTGTCATTCTTTTGGCTCGTTCATACGGAGCAAAGCTCACTAATGTGTCTGCCAATGCAATTTCCAATCTACAGTCACTTCTAAAATCGCCACAGATTGAAAATTTGGCGTCAGGCAGCGATTTCCACGCCAAGATAGTACAACTTATAGGTCAACTCGATTATGACGCAGTAGAGCCGCTTTACAACGAATTGCTTTCGTGCTGCAAGCTCATTCCGGATCAATCCAATCAGCTTATGACTATGGAGCTGACTCCTACGGTTATTGATGCGAACATCGAGAACCCAATGACACTTTATAGGCTTCGAATTGAATCCGCAAAGGTCAATTTCGGTTTTTTTCAGAACGTCATGAACTCCCGCGAACCAGCAGCGAAAGCGGTTACGTTCAAGAAGGTTACAAAAACGTCTCAACGCTGACAGGCGTTGTCGTCAGTCAGAAGTTCGCCACGTTGCATGAACTGGAGACAGTCTACAGCTACAGCGACCTTTTGGATTTATATGAGATAGCTTACATTAACAGTATTAACGAAGAGCGAGCATACAAGGCGGTGAAAAATGGCAGATAGCATAGTTGAAAGGCTTTTTATTTATGTTGGGTTGAATACAAAAGCTGTAGACAAAGGACTTACACAGTTAAGTTCTAAACTTGATGGCGGTCTTAAAAAGATTATCAAGAGCGTTGCTGCTCCTGCTATGACCGCCTTCGCTGGCGTTATGTCCGGGCAGTTTGTTTCGGATATGATTGCCGGAGCAAAGCAAGCAGCTAAATTCGGTTCATTCCTCGGCATGAGTACCGAAGAAATGAGTGCATGGGCTGATACCGCACAATCTATGGGGATCCAGTTAGAGGATTTAGTTAATGCATTTTCAAAGGTTGGTGCAAGTGCTTCAAACTCCCTCAAGACTGGAACTGGCTCATTTGCCGAGCTTGTGCAGAATGGTGTAATCGACAGTTTGACTGATGCCGACGGAAAGCTCAAAAGTACGGAAGAACTTGTCCTCGAATTGTCCGATGTTTTGAAGAACATGAACCCCGGTGAAGCTACTGCTCTTGCAAGATCGGTAGGTATTCGAAACGTCGGTCAAATAGCTATGCTCCGCAGAGGAAGGACGGAACTCGAACGGACTGTAGCGTCTATGAAAAAGCAAGGCGCTTACACGGATGAGGATGCTAAGAAGTCTAAAGAATTTTCAAAATCCTTAATGGCTGTATCAAGAGCTATCCGAAACCTGCTTCTACCTGTTTTTCGCCTGATTCTTCCTCTTATGTCCAATGCGGCGAAAGGATTTGCGTTCTTGTCAAAGCATATACGGGCATTTTATCCATTGCTTTCTGCATTAGCTATTGCTGCCATTATTTCTTTGCGAAACGTTGCTAAAGCCGCAGCCGTCTCATTTGCAGCGATGGTGAAAACGAACCCCGTTATGGCGGCACTGCTCGCTTTGGCTCTCTTGATCGGACTTTTGTATGATGACTACAAAGCATTTCAAAAAGGCGCAGAAAATTCAGCGTTCCCCGGCTTGTGGAAATCAGTCACAGAAGTTAAAGACGGCATAGCCGTTTTAAAAGAGGAATATGTCAAGTTTGGGAAAGTTGCTTTAGGCGCGGCAACAATGCTTTACGCCTCATTCAAACTTTATAAAATGGGCGTATGGATTTTGAACAGTGCTTTTGGAAAGCTCATTGCTCGAGTGATTCAGCTCGGTGTTTCTGCGCTGATTGCAATAGGTCCGATTGGATGGGCTATTATGGCAGTTGTCGCTGTCTGCGCTGTCCTGTATGCGTATTGGGATGAATTATCCGCTTTTATGCAAAGCGCATGGGAAACGCTATGCACTGCCATTTCTGCATGGTGGAACTCCGTATGCCAAGGCGTGACTGACTGGTGGAACTCTACATGTGATTCAATCACTGTCGCATGGGACAGTGCGACAAGCTCGATTACATCTATTTGGAACTCTATTATATCCGCTCTCACAAGCGCATGGGATGGATTCGTAAGCACGCTTGAATCTGCTTTCTCATGGATTTCTTCGAAATTCGCATGGCTGACTAACGGACTTGGAAAACTCAAAGGATTATTGCCGTCATTGTCATCCGGGATTCAAATGCTCAACAGCACAAGTGGCAATTCGTACAACTCCACAAGTGAAAGCTCGCAGACAAATAATTTTTACGTTCAAGGCAACATGGATAGAGATACCGCAGACTCGATCAGCGCGCAAATAAACACAGATAGTCAGAATTTTGGATAGGAGGGATTTGGATGTCCTTAATTAGTAGCATTATTAGCCCCGAATACCGGGTGCAACAATGGATGATTGCAGATGAAAAAGGGAACTCCATTCTTCCGATTAAATCCATACTTTCTTTGGTAGTTACGTCGGGTGGTTCGGTTGTGGCGGATGCTATCGAAAAAGGAAGTTTTACTTCGTACAACAAAACAACGGAACCTCTTGAAATCAATATGGAAATTGGGTTTGAAGGTGAGGATTGGGAATTGAACCATGTCATAACCTCTCTTTCTGAACTCAAAGACAGCGTAGCTACCTTTTCGATTGTTACTCCGTACCACGAGTATGAGAATATGACGCTTGAAAATTACGACTACGAAATGAAAACGGAAAACGGGCTTGGGGCGTTGATTGCCAACTGTACATTTAAGGAAATCCGCGAAGTTAAGCCCGCTTATAGTCAGGTGGATGCAAGTACGATTCAGCAGAATCAGGATGAAAACAGGGCAGCGCAAAGCGAAAGCATATCGAGTGATGATTGCTCCGATGCTAGTGATTCATCGGTTTCGGATGGCGGGCAGGTTTCTTCTTCTTCCCCCACAGGCGATGAAGGAACGGCTGCCGAAGAAGATAATCGAAGCGTATTGAAAACAGCAGAAGATGCTGGTACAGAAATTTTAGGAGGGTTCTTTTCATGATACGAAAAATACCTCTAAAGGCTATTCCTAATCAGCGGTTCAATGTCGTATTAAACGACCAAAACTGTACGATTCACCTTTTTCAACGAGGCGATTATCTTTATATGGATTTCGCTGTAGATGACAAGATGATACGCACTGGGGCGATATGTCTGTCCGCCGCTTCGATACTTGCTTACCCGACGCCGTATTTTAATGGGTATCTGTTTTTTACAGACGTTAAACGAAAAAACAAAGAACCGAACTATGCGGAACTAGGGAGTCGGTATATTCTTTGCTACACGGATGGTGCGTGACTATGTTTTGGAAAAAAGCTATTAAAGTGACTATCGCGCTCGCAGAAGGGACATTCGATAGTAGAGGAAATAACGAAATCACACTTCCTCCGGTTCCAATCCATATCACTATGGATAAGACCGGGGGTGATGAACTACCGAAATGCTCCATCGAAGCAAAAAATCTCAAGCTCAATTTAATGGAGCAGCTTACGGTTCTGTCTTTCCGTCAGTTACAAACCTACAACAATGTAATTAAGGTTATGGCAGGTGAAGAAGGGCGCGATCTTGATCTTGTGTTTCAGGGGGAAATCGTTAGCGCGATTCCTGTTTTTTCAACCGATGGTGATGTTACGTTCAAGATAGAAGCTGCAAGTGGTTACTATCCACTTCAAAAATCCACGCCACCTGTTAGCGTACAGGGTGAGATGACGATTGAATATCTTATGAAGCAGTTCGCTACAGAAGCTGGGTATGCCCTTGAGAACAAAGGAGTAACGGGAAGCGTGAGTAACTGCGTATTTGCAGGGACGCCCATTGTGAAGGCTAGACTGCTTGCAAAACAAACTGGAATTGACCTTCTCATAGATAATGGGAAATTTATTATTCTTCCGTCATACAAAGACAATCGGGAATGTATTGTTCCACTCATTAGTAAAGATACTGGACTCATCGGATACCCGTCATTCACGAATGATGGGATTGAGTGTGAATGTCTTTTTAATTCTCTCATTGAAATAGGCGGATTGATTAAACTTGAAAGCATAGTTCCTAAAGCTACCGGAGTTTGGCGAGTAACAAAAATTCATCATGATTTAGAGGCATACAATTCGAGCGGTGGCAACTGGCATACAAAAATTGATGCCGTATGGAGGGCAGACTCATGAATGATGATAGAGCGGTACAAGGGAAGCGATCTCCGTATACGAATAAAAGTACAGGGAACGCCATCGGCTTTCTCATTCAGCAAGCCCTTTCCCAAATGTCTATCGCCGTCCCTGTCAAGGTGCAAGCGGTATATACAGGAGAAACTACTGGCCATGTTGATGTTCTTCCACTTGTTGGGACAGTTAATGGTAAGGGCGAGTTCGTGAAGCCTGTCACTCTCTATCATCTTCCCTACGCACGGGTACAGGGTGGCAATGCTGCTTTGATTATTGATCCTGTCATCGGAGATAAAGGGCTTGCAGTCTTTACTGATGCTGATACGTCTTGTGTAACCGCAGAAAGTAGTGAACCGCAGAAGCCAGGAAGCTACCGCAGGTTTTCACAATCAGATGGTTTTTATATTGGTGGATTTCTGAACCGAAAGCCTGCCACCTACGTAGAACTCAAACAGGACAACACGATGGTTATTACCGCAACAAACGGAGTAACAATCAACGGCGACGTGCATGTCAATGGTGATGTCATCGCAGGTGGTATCAGCTTGCAAAATCACACTCATACAGGCGTGCATGGAGAGACGAGCAAAGCACACTAAAAGTAGTAGGGTGAATTTCAAAAAGCGGAAAGTTGAATAGAATACAAGACGGGTGGTGAGAATCATGCAGACGTTACTCTTGAATGATGCATGGGATATTGAAGTTGACAAAGCAGGAAACATAGCAACAACCACGGGCTCATATGCCATCGCACAAACTGCCGCCAATGCCATACGACTTTTCACGAATGATGCTTATTTCGATCGAACAAAAGGGATACCGCACTTCGATGTGGAGCTTGGCAAGCCATATAAAATTTCTCAATCAGTTTTGATAAACAGAATTTATAAAACTTGCATGGCGGTTGAAGGCGTAAGGGATTGCAAGGTATCTCTTGACTTTGATGAAAACAAAAGAATTATAGGTGGGACGGTCTATGTGACTGATAGCGACCAGACTGTTTCTGTTGAAATCTAGGAGGTGAAACAATGGCTCTTGTGTTTGACCCGAAAACGGGTGTCACGGTCGAAGATACTGCCGTCGTCAGAAAGCGAATTGCAAGCGACTGGAAAAAGGCGTTTAACGTCAGCGAAGGAAGTCCCGAGCTTGTGACTGATCCTGAAACACCTGCCGGGCAGCTTATAGATGGGCAGACCGCTCTCGTAAGTCAGAAGGATAATGACTTGCTAAGGCTTGCAAATGGGTTTAATCCCAAAACTGCGACAGGCGTTTTTCAAGACGCATTAGCTCAGATTTATTTTTTGCAAAGGCAGGTTGCTCAACCAACCTACGTCACCTGTCAATGTCGAGGACTGTATGGCACGGTGATTCCCTACGGTGCAGTCGTGCAGGACGTTAATGGGAATACATTTTACAATACCACGGCAGCCGTCATCCCGTCAGAAGGGATAGTGGAGTGCGTATTTCGTTGCTCTGTTTATGGGGCTGTAGAAGTCGGAGTAAAAGCCGTGAACACGATTATTACCGTCATACCGGGATGGGATACAGTATCAAACAACGCGGCAGGTGCCACCGGGCGAGATGTAGAAACGCAATCCGAATTTGAGACAAGGCGCTATGAAAGCGTATCCAAAAACTCGCATGGCACAGCGGAAAGCGTAGAGGGAACAGTCGCTAACCTTAGCGGCGTTATTGCGTGCGCTTGCGAACAAAATCGCGGCGACGTATCTATCGTGAGAAAAGGGGTAACTATACCGCCTCATTCCATTTACCTTTCCGTCTATGGTGGTGATCCAAAACAGATCGGCATGGCTATCCACATGAAGCTCGGTGGGGGATGCGGCTTCGCTGGAAATACGAAAGTAACCATCAAAGACCCGACCGTCGGAAGTAACCATGACTATTTTTATGAAATTCCGGAAACAGTTCCCTTCGGTATCAAAATATCCATGGTCAAGACGCCTCAAACATCAGCTACATTTGAGGATGACATTCGAAGCGCATTGGTTAAAAATTTTGAGGGACAGGAAGCAGAGCATGGCAGAGTGAAGATGGGACAAACTGTTTATGCCAGTCGCTTTTATAAGTCCGTTATCCTTGCAGGCGTAGAGAACTTACAAACCATCAAAATTAAATTTCCTGCGGCAAGTGGAACGTATAGCGATAAACTGGAAATACCGCTCGACAAGCTCCCTACGCTTGCGAAGGAGAATATCGAAATTGAGGTGATTTCATGAATTTCCATGCCACGACAGACGTTCGAGCGAATCCCGACATTCGAGAAGAACCGCAGAACTACATTCAGTCGCAATATTCGCACAGTGTCACGATATGCCGACTCCTTGAAAAGTTTCGCAATGAAATCACTCCTACAGCAGACATTCGCCTGTTTATTGACAACGTGATGAGCCTTGATACAGCGGTTGGAAAAGGACTGGATGTGCTTGGGCGTATTATCGGGATCGAGCGCACGCTTTCTTTTAAAGATCAATCCTTTACCTTGAATGATGACTTATACCGCAGTCTCTTAAAGTACAAAGCTCTTGCAAACATTACGGATACAAGTCTTGCCACGCTGAATAAAATGACAAGTATTCTTTTCCCGAATGATGACATAAAAGTGTGTGCTATCATTCATGAGGGCGAAGAGAACGGAAAACACTACAACAAATATCCGATGCATGTACGATGGTATACGAATAAAGACCTGACAACAGAAGAAAAAGCCACCTTTCAAGCGGGTGGCTTGCTGACACTGAACGCAGGTGTCGGATGGGAATTTCTTGCTATTGACGAAAGCTCTATATTTGGTTTTTTAGGAAGCGGTTTGCAGCCCTTTGACTGCGGACGCTTTTTTAGTTCTAGCGAGGTGATGACAGAATGAAACCTACACAGCCTACTCTCATTCCTATGCCGTTTGCACAGAATGGGAATAAAAACACCATTCCGGAGAATGGTACGGAAGGGAAGGGTGACGCCAGTTTTTCACTCGGCTTTCCGCAAATCACAGAGACGCCGCTCTCCATCGGAGGACTACCGCCGTCCCGGAAGGATTTTAATGGAATTTTTAACCTTCTTAGCATGTTTGCTTTTTTTGGTCAGAGTGGTGGCAAATTCTCATGGTCAAATAAACTGAACTATATGCCACCTGCCGTTATTTACCATAACGGAGTTCTTTGGTGGTGCGTGAAAGAAAACGGCACGGATACCATAGTGAAAGAACCGGGTACGGATAATGCGTATTGGGTCACACTTGTCGAATATCTCCATAAAAATGCTAAAACACTCGGCTTGAAAGTCGGTGGTGGTGGTGTACCGATTGGAACGATTATTATTTGGGGTTATGCAAAGAATCCATCAGAGGACTATGGCGTGTGGCTTGACTGCGATGGGCGGAACGTTTCGAATTATCCGAACCTTGTTGCTGCTATTGGCTCTACGACTATTCCGGACTATAGAGGGCTTTTCCTTCGCTGTCAAGGGTCACAGACCGTTGATGGCACAGCCCATACCTCTCCGGCAGTCGGAACTAAGCAAGGGGATGCTATACGAAATATTACAGGCTCATTTTCTGCGGATGATTCAATGGTTGGCGAACATGCGAATAGCGTTACACCGAAGGGGGCATTTAAAAAAGGTGCTCATTTATCTTTTGATATTAAATCAAGCGGTGGTGGCAATGGATGCCGCCTAGAATTCGATGCATCAAACGTAGTTCCTACGGCAAATGAGAACCGCCCTGTAAATGCAACGGTACGTTTTTTAATTAAAGCAGATGATTAGGAGGAGTAGTATGCGGAAATATGTGAATTCTGAACCTGATCCTAGCCCCGAACAGCCAACAGAAAAACTTTTTGAATTTCACTACGTCCCTGATGAAGGGGTACTGCCAGGGCTGATTTTTGAGCAACAGACCGAGGACGTTATTAACGATATTGGTAATTATGCGTACTTTGCACAGAAAACGGCATCGAAAGCACTTAAAACTGGGATTGAAGCAAGCACAACGGCAAGAACTGCGTTGAATGCAGCGCAGAACGCACAGTCTACAGCTGACCGTGCTACTGAACTTGGTAATACCGGAATTAGCAAGGCTGACGCTGCACAAAAAACAGGAAATAAAGCACTGGAAAAAGCAGAAACGAATGAAGTCAGTATCGCCGCCAACTCCTCTTCTATAGCGACGCTTCAAAACACGGTTAAAGAACAACAAACACAAATCAATGGGAATTTAACGAATATCAGCGAATTGAAAAAGCAGGTTGCGGAGAATAAGCAAAGTATTGATGGGAATTCCAAAGGAATTAGTCAATGCATTATGACTATTCAGAAAAGTCAAAGATACACTACAACTGATAAAACGGACGCAAATGATTTAACCGATTACGGAAGAATCTATCTTCCCAATGCTCTTTTGCATTGCCCTACAGGAGTTACTTATCCAGTCTTTTTTGATGTCGTTCCGTCTTATTTGTATGACTACCAAATCGATGATGTACTAATGCAACGCGTTGTTGACGCAAGCGGCGTTTCGTTTTATCGCTTTGCCACGGAGACAACAGTAGATGCTACGACGACATATACATTTAGCGACTGGAAGTCTATTGATACTCGCTATTTGAAACTGACTGGCGGCACGGTAACGGGGCAGACTACCTTCTCGGGCAAGCTCACTGCAAGCGGAGAGACAAGCGTGCCAACACCATCGACGGAAAACAACTCAAAGACCATCGCTAATACTGAATTTGTTCATGGCGTGGTAAGTGATTTAGTTAACGGCGCGCCGACCGCATTAGACACGTTGCAAGAGCTTGCAAGTGCGTTAGGAAACGACCCTAATTTTGCCACCACCGTCTTGAACAAGATAGGCGAGAAAGAAAGCAAGGCAGACGCACAAATAGAGCATAAGAGACTACAGGATGCAATCCCTACAAAAGTCAGCCAGCTCACTAATGATTCAAGATACATAACTAACGCTGATGTTAGTCTTGAAATTTCAGCAGCTAAAGCTGAAGTGAGAGCTGATATCCCGACCAAAGTTAGTCAGCTTACTAATGACGCTGGATATATTACTAAATCTGACATTACTGAAGGGAGCACCCCAGACCTTACCTCATACATGAAAAAGGATGCAGACAGTGACCTTACGATGAATAATCACATAATTGATATTGGCGATTCGAGCATAGATGGTAGCACTGGCGATTTCATGATTCAAACTACTGGCGGCGTAGAAATCATTACGGGTGGAGACAACAGGTATCTGAATGTAAATGGGGATGCCGTAGCCACTCAAAACTACGTTAAAGCAAATTATGTTCCGTTATCTAACGGTCATATTAGTATCAACGGGAGCGAGTTATGGGTCGAATAAAAAATTACATTATACATTGGCTAGGCGGCTATACCACCGATGAGTATCATATCATCGAACTCCAACGCGACCGTCTGTATGTAGAGTTAGATAAACTGAAAACACTTGACCATGATACAGTGTTGGATATTGATGGTAAACAAATATGGGTGGAATAGGAGGACTTGATGGGTACACTTACTAAAAAACTGCATATCTTAAAGTCAGGTGGTACAGAAGAAACCTGTAATATTTATACAACGCCAGAAGAAGTAGGCGGTAGTCCTTACCTAGCTCTCGAGGTAGATGGACAAAAAGGGTACGTGAAACTAGGGAGCACCACGGACGCCAATGCAACCCACTTACGAGTAGAGAAAAACGGTACGACCTATGCTGCATTGAAGGAGGCTATAACCTACGTCAATGTAACAATTACACAAAGTGCTAATCAGACTATCCATGTATACACCCCGCAAAAGAACGGTGGTACGGATCACACGTCGTCCTTCACAATCCCTAAAGGCACAACGTATGAAGCAGAAGTCATCGCTGCTGATGGCTATACCGCAGGGACATTAAATGTCAGCACGGGGGGGTAATTAACGGCGATATGACATTTAGTGCGAGTGCTGCCGTCGGAGAAGCCTTTATCGTAACGGCAGAATACCATGAAAACAGAGGTACAAGCTCTGCGACAGAATATGCATACTATTCTTGCGGCTTCGGGATTGCACTTGATCCTGACGATAATAATATTAAAATCGGGAGTATAACACCACAAGAGATTGATGGATTCAAAATCATCGACATGCAAGATCAGGGCTATGCTGAACTCAACTTCGAGACAGGGGACGAAGACACTTATCGGTCTTTTCGTGCAGAAGCAAATCGCAAGTGTATTTTACACATTAAAGGAAAGGACTATAGCCTGACTACCGCTACCGCAGGTGGTACTTTCATAAATGCATACAATTCTGACAACATTGGCATTAAAGACAAGGAACAGATAAAAGTTACATACACATTATTATAATTGTAAAGGAGAATTATGAAATCCGGAACATTTACAAGCGACACACAGTTTACAGCAACTAATGCAACTGTAAATATACCATCTGGAAACACTACCGTCACCGTCAGTGGTTACAACTCAGCCTCGTTCACTGTCCCTAATGGCGTTAAAGTGGTTTTGGTAGATGCCTACGGTGGAGATGGTATATACGTTGGAGTAACTCCTAATAAAACTTACAGCCTTGGTGGGTGGGAGCCATGGGAGCATCATACAGGTGACACTGGTGAGGCATTTTTGCAAAGTGGTAGTGGCGTCTACTGGTGGGGCTACCCCCCTGACGATTTCCCAGATCGAGCACGCTTCGGGTTTGTTATTAGCTGGTCTCCTGAAATCAATACACATACGCCAGATGTGACCGATTATTAGTGACAATATTTTTATTCCAACATAGGGGGCTAATATGTTTACTGTTAAGGAATATCTTGAAAGATCCTCGGACGACACTAAGAGCTGTGAATTGCATAATGTTGTATCCGAATACTTAGATAGTCTCACTTTAGATACCGCAGATCCGAAGGCAAAACATCTACTGCTTAAACTACACGAGCTGGACTGCGGCCCGTATTTCGATAACGATATCGCTATCAAGGCGGCAGCTCATATGGAGAACGTTGATGGTACTACTGGCCCGCACTGGACGTTTGCAGATGTGGAGGAGGAAGCCAAGAGACGTAACATTGACCATCCTGCAGATTTGTACTACGCGATTAACATGTTGTATAGCGACCTCTCTAACGTCTTAGGCAAAGACCCTGAAAAGTATATCGTGGTGGCTAAAGCTCTCTATTGGGACGACCCCGATATGCCGGAGGGTAAACTGTTCAAGCAGTATGTAGCCACCATCTAATTCTTATATCATAAGAATTTTGATACAAACATCATGAGCAACGAAAGGAAAGGTGATTATCATGGGACCTGAGCGAAGGGTGGTTAAAGAATGGCTAAAAACGGTTGACCGCGAAGAGCTTGACGCGATGCTTCAAGCCGCCATCTTTACACCCGACGAGTTGAAATACATACGCATGAGACTTATCGAAGGGATGACTTTTAAGGAGATTGCTATTGACCAGTCGCTTACGAGGAAGAGTGTGGCGAGGATTGCACGGCGTATCTCTAAAAAGATGTACAAATCTGGAAGAAAACTGGGATATTTTTAGGGCTTTTGTGACACCATTATTCTTTTGTAAGATGAGATAATACCTATAGGAGGTGGGGTAAATGTATGGATACCCAGATTACCAAACTGGAATGTACGGTGCAGTGCCGCAGATGCAAGCACGCTTAAATCAGTTGGAGGGCTATCAAGCGCAGCAATTACAGGCTGCTCAACAAATGCAGCAACAGGTATCCCCTCTTCGAGGAAGAACCGTTACATGCATGGAAGAGGTAAAGGCGGCGCAGGTTATGCTTGATGGAACGGCTGCCTATTTTCCGTCCCCATCCGAAGGCAGAATTTACGAAAAATCAATAGATTTAAATGGAAATCCTGTCTATAAAATCTACGAACTGTCTAAAAAGCCTATCAAAAATCCCGTGGAATCACTGGAAGAGAAGGTAAATGAATTGGAAGCGATGGTTCGAGAGTTACAAGGAAGGAGCGCAGAAAATGAATCCAATGCAACTGATCGGAATGCTAAAGCAAGCACAAAACCCCATGGCGATGTTAAGCAACATGGCTAATAGCAATCCGCTGATGGGACGGGCTATGCAGATGGGGAAAGGCAAAAGTGATGATGAGTTAAAGGTCATCGCACAAAACTTGGCTCGACAACGTGGCATGAACGAAAAGCAGTTTTCAGACTTCCTTTCTTCTTTTGGCTTAAACCTCTAGCTAGGGTTTTATATATCAAGTTTTGAAGGAGGTATGAAAATGGAAGGTAATGAAGGTATTGCCCCCGTTTGGAACCTGAACGAAAAAGGCGGAAACGGATGGGGCGACAGCTGCGGCATGTGGTTCATGTGGATTATCGTGATTTTCGCCTTGATGGGAGGTGGCGGCTTTGGCGGTTTTGGAAACCGTTCCGGGCTGACACAGGCAGAGATGCAGGCAGGTTTTAATCACCAAGACGAGATGGGGCAGATTCGTGGAATTGGCTACGGACTTGCCGATTCTGCGTATTCCCTGAACAACACTATTCTTCAAGGACAGGCTGGACTTGAAAAAACTGTCATGCAAGGGAACTATGCTCTCGGTAGTCAGCTTGCGGAGAACCGCTTTGCCCAACAACAATGCTGCTGCGAAACTAACCGCAATATTGACAGCGTTAAGGCAGAGAACTATAAGAACACTTGCGAGATTAAGACCGCTATTCACGAAGAGGCTGAAAAGACCCGTGGGCTCATGCTCTCCAATCAGATTCAGGAACTTCGTGACAAACTGGCAGACCGTGACCGCGATCTCCAGTCTGCAACGTTTAATCTGTCTCAAGTGATGCAGAGCGCCGCACTGGTTAATCAGCTTCGTCCGTACCCGACTCCGGCGTACATTACAGCAAGTCCTTATCAAGCAATCACAGGTGGCGGTGGCACTACGCCTACGACCTGATGTAGCGTAGCGTAGATACACATGATTAAAAACGTCCTATCAATCGATAGGGCGTTTTTACTTTATGAGGTGAATTATGGATGAAATTTTACATAGGTTTATTATACAGGCACTTTTGACGGCGGCTTCTTTTGCCGTTGGCTATCTTTGGAATAAGTCAAAAGCACTATCCGACCGACAGCAAGCAATTGAAAAGGGGACTCGTGCGCTTCTGAAAATCGAGCTTCGCAAAGTTCACCGTGAGTCAAAATCCAGGGGGTTTATTACATACGAAGATGAATCTATCGCCGAAGAAGTCTATGAAGCCTATCATCAACTGGGTGGTAACGGGCAGGGAACAGCGATGCTAAAAGATCTTCGTGATTTGGAGACAAAGTAGATGGTTGAACAATTAACAAAAAAGGCAATGAGCTTTATAAATTCAAGGGCACGAACGAGCATGAGGGTGGTTTACATCTATGGCGGCTGTCTTTTGTCGCTAGTTTTGCTGAATGTCATCGCATGGCTCTACATGTGGTATCTGACGGACGTTCCTGACATTGACAAGTTGCTCCGAATCACCGATGAGCTTTCTAAGCCGTCCGTTGTGGCTGCTGTCACGTTTGTTTCCGTGTTTTGCGTAAACAAAAATCACGATGGACGCCCCGATGCTGCAGAAGTGTTAGCAAAGCGAGGAGGGACAGGTGCTCCACAAATACCGCTCAATAGAAGGGATGATGCTAAATGAGTATGAAAGAAATTGAAAATCAACTAAAGAAAGCTAGACCATCGTTTTATCAATATCCTTTTCCGGTGCAGGTTTATTTACACTGGACAGCAGGACATCGCTACACTACGTTTAGCGATTATCACTATTGCATTGACGGAGACGGAGAAATCATAAACACTAGACCGCTGACAGAGACACCTGCCGCAACGTGGCAGAGAAACGAAGGAAGTATAGCTATTGCGTTGTGTGCATGTTATGAAGCGGAAGCGTATTTCGACAGCGAGGGCGGATTGTATGCACGATTAGGAGAAGAAGCTCCTACCGATGAACAAATCGAATCCTTTGCTATGCTAATGGCAAAAATAGCGAAAGTGTTTGACATTCCGATCGATAGTGAGCATTTCCTTACTCACGCAGAAGTTGCGATGATAGACGGCTATGACCTTGAATCAGATGATCCTGACAAAAGATGGGATTTAGCTGTACTGCACGATGATGATACATGGATGAGTGGGGGAAACGTGCTTCGCGGAAAAGCGCAATGGTACTTGGAAAGCGATTAAATGGGTTTACAGGCGTCTTAGCTGGCTAATGTGTAATTTATCAAAAAGAGCTAGGAAACGCCTATATGACCCAAAATTCGCAAAATTTTAATGGATTACAGTTAAGGAAAGGTGTGAATCATGGATGGGTGGAAATCTCGCAAGGTTTATAATTTGCTTGATCTTGTGTTTATTCTTATCGGCGTGCTTGTCATCGCCTACTTCTTATGCGCAGGAACAAACGTATACGATAACGGAAACACAGTTGACCGAGCTAGAGAATATGTACAAGACGAAGGAAAGCAGATTGATGACGCTCGAAACGAAGCTGAACGTGCTGACTCAAAACTCGACCGAGCAGGAGAAAGCATTGAGCGAGGCATTGGAGCAGTTGAACGAAGCAAAGAATCTGCTGACAGAAGCAAGGCAGAACTTGAGGAATGTAAACGTCTCATTGACGAATGCAAAAGCGACAATCGCAAAATTGGAGGAATCCTTAACGAGGTTAGAGCAACAGGTAAAGACGTTGCAACATCAGCGCAATCTCGCTAAGCGGCAAAGAAATGTATGGTGTTTTGTTGCCGGATCACTCGCAATTTACGAAGCAACGAATTGATTTTAAGGGGCTAGGAAACTAGCCCTCTTTTTTTATTGCCGCAATAAAACCAACGGAAATTCCCCGGAATTTCCGTTGGATGTTCCTACGGAAAATCCCACGGAAATTCCAGCGGAATTGTATAAATGAATCAATTTAAAGATTATATTTATTCGATATATTCAATTCCGCGGGAAAATCCATGGAAATTCCACACTATTTCCGCAGGAAAATCCGTGGAAATTCCGCACGTAAAAAGTTCCTGATTTTTGGGTTTCACAAAACTAAAAAAATGTATGAAAAAATATTGTGTAATAAATATTCTTATTATTGAATAGAACCTCGCGAATTTTGATAATAAGATATATAAATATTCAATTCCGCAGGAAAATCCATGGAAAATCGTTGGAAATTCCGTGGAACTTCCGCAGGAATGCGTTTGACCATACCATAACCAAAAAAAATATATATAAATAATATATAATGGTCAAAGCATCTTAGCCGGATCAAAAAAGGAATGGCATTCGCTACTACTTTTTGCTAGAATAAAAAAGAAGAGGGGGAACGATTAAATGAAAACTAAACTAAAAATACTGATTTCCATTGCTTCGCTTCTTTTGGTAACTACAAATGCGTCTGCTTTTCAGATGGAAAAGAACGGGCATGTTGTTCCGCTTTTTAAAGGCTATGAAATTAGTTTCGAATATTTTAAGAAGGTGATGAATGTAAAATGTCCGCATGACGGAGGACTTTCTTCTTTCTCTGTCGCTGGAAAACAGGTATCTCTAATCCGAACAACGGATACATGTCCTCACGTACCAGTTGTAACGTCGCCTGTGCTTACAATTTATCAAGATGATATACCTTTCTTAATTGCCGATGACTATTGTGCATGGAAAAAGGGTGCAAAGAACTCTGCATTTCCCGAAATCTGGGAGCGATATGCTAAATAACCACTCCCACCATGCGTGGGAGTTTTTTTATTGCAAATGTAAACCAGTTAGCGCATAATTCCGATTAAAAGTATAGTATACTAATTATTTCAATGAGGGGGGTGATGCAGATGGTTTATGTATGATTGCATGATATTGTGAGTTGTCTATAAAAGAAGGTAAAAGAATGGAAGCGTCATCATCACATTCAAAAAGCGCAAGCGATTATTTTATCGATTATGTTAATTCTGTTGAATGTAAGAAGAGATATTCTGAAGAAGTCATTTTGGCAACAGATGAATTTAAGAAAAAGACGTATGGTCTTACCCAAGCTGATGATCTAATTGAATCTATGCTTGATGCTGCTGTCGAGTATGAGCGCAGCGGATTTATAGCAGGATTTGACTATGCCTGCGGTATGATCAGAGCCATTTTGTTTGCAGGGGTTGATAAAAATTATTAACCAAACTAATGAACTGAATTTTTCCTTTTTATACATATCCCATAAAGTTATCATATAGCGATTTTTGGCATAAAGACCGAAAATCGCTATATTTGCGTTTATTTGGTTTTACAGCGTTTCCCGAAGTTCAGCATATAACCAATCAAAAATCACGCAAGAACGTTTCTCATGGAAAATGTATACGCCTGCTCAATGCGTTAAAACGGCGATTCTAGCGATTTTTGGAAATCCCCTATACTCTACCCCATCCGATGAAATTTAGGCGTTTCCGAAACCGAGAAAAATGTATCATGCAAAACTAGCATAGCAAAATCG